ATATAATTATGAAATATGGGTTTGCAAAAGGAACAATTCATTGTACAAGCATTTATTCTCCTTTAGGAAAACCATCCAATCGAATATAAGACAAAACTATTCCTTTATTGGTATCCGCAATTCCCGTTAGCGTCAACGTATTTTCAGTAACATCAACTCGCCAAGGTTCTGATTCATTATTTCTTTGAATGTGGATAAAAGTAATTTCAGGTTTATGTCCATGAAAATGCCAATAACCTCTGTCTCGATCTCCTTTTGGTGTTCTTTGCACAAAAAATCTATCCCAACGAATAAAGATGTAATGTAAATTATCTTTGTCCGTTTCGGTCGTTACATCCTTTCCTTCTTTTTCAGCTTTTGTCAAATCCCATAAGCCAACTACTTGATCAGCAGGTGATTTAGGTTTTTCAACAATTCTTTTCAAGGTAACAATGACTTTCATGCCTTCTTCTTGGCGTTCCCAAATCATTTTATCATTTTCAAAACTCACTTGAAAAGCACCAAACGGATCTTTTAAACCATTTTTAGTAATAGGTTGATATTTTTGTCCATCATAAGTATAAGTACCTTCTGAGTTTTGCATCCAACCATTTCCTCCTTCGAAAGTATTGTTTGCATTAAGTTTAAACCATTTGGCAACAGGAGTCATTTTCTCTTTTCCTACTGTTACCTTTTCTACTTCCCAAAATCCTACTATAGGTGAAGTTTTTTTATTGTTTTGAATTGTTTGTTGTGGTTGGCAAGCCATTAATGATAAACATAGCGTTGTAATAATGAAAAATTTTGATTGCATTTTTAATTTTTGTAGTTGTGATTAATCATTCAAAAATATGTGTTGAAAATGCAAAAGGAAAGTGTTTGAGTTGATTTGTGGCGAAATTTTAGGATGTGGGATGAATGACAAACGCAAGACATTTTATAAATCTTGCGTTCGACTTAGGGACATGTAAAGAATAATCTACCAAACTATTTATAACTTATTCTTTACATGTTCCTTAGTCAGCTTAAAATGTAATACCAATTTTAATAGCATTATTATAAATACCTGTGTTAAATGCTCCTGTATTTAACTCTGGCGACCAATGATAACGCATTGGTATTACCCATTCTGTACCAACTGATACATTTGTTGTCAATTGATAACGCAATCCACCGAGCAAATCAACCCCCAATCCATAATTACTATGATCAATGAATTCTGTCATAGGACGATAAGTACTATATAATTTTGCGCCAGTATACCAGTAAAGTTTATCTGTAATTTTGTAATATTTTTCAAAACCTATTCCACTACTCCAAGTAAAATTAGTTTGACCATTTCCACCAATTAGCCCTAATGTCCCATCTAATCTTAAGGCTAAATCATCCTTAATGAAATGTCGATAGTACAATGACGTTTTGGAATAACCATTTAAATTAAATTGATCACCTTGGAAAATATTCAGGTTGTACCCCAGATGCATAGTAGAAAAACCAATTTCATTTTTTTTAAATACTACACTTTCATTTTGAGCAATAAGAGTCATATGAGCAGCAACAACAAGCATTAAAGCAATAAGAGTTTTCTTCATTTTATCATTTTTAGGAATAGAAATTGTTGATACAATAATTAATCATTTCATCAAGGGTTTATCAACAATCTCGTAAGAAATTAGCTTTGAGATAAATCTAAAGCAATATTTCTTCATTTTTTAAATCAATGAATAATGAAATTGGCAAGCTTGTCAAATCACATAATCATTACGAGAACAGATGATTTTTCGCTTCTTGGAATTGGAAAGTTTTAAAAAAATTTGTGCGATTTTAACATCCCGACCTAATCCATTAAAAAACAACACTTTATAAAATGTTGGTTGTTGCATAGTTGTTGAAAAAGTCATAAATTGCATTTTATTGAAGGTGTGGTGATGCTTCTAACTTTTACAGAAGCATGACCACACCTATTTTTTTGGTATGAAATCACAACAACAAAAAAACTTAGAAGGGACAGCGAGAAACGACCGTAAAAAGGGAACGGATAAGGCGCAGTCTATGAAGTTGGTGAAAACGCCAATTTTACCGAACGTCATTAAAGAGGTCCTAAATGAAAGACAAGCTATTTTGTTTAAAAATGCGGTGAAGTTGTTGATTGATTTAGGAGTGGTTACCAAATTAGATATTGTGGCGGTGGTAGCTTATGCGGTGGCGTTGGACAATTGGTTGACAGCGGTCAAAAACTTGAATGACAATAGCCAAATTCAAGTGTATAAACAGAATAAAGGAAATAATATTTCTGGATATTTCACCGCATTCGAAAAGATGTCGAAAGCATTGACCGAAGCAGAAAAGAAGATTGGATTTAATATGTATATCCGTGAACGGATGACCACATACACGGAAGGTGAATTAAAAGAAGAATTATCGCCATTTGAAAGACTAATGGAAGAAATATCAAAAAACTAACAGAACGGATGGGATTTGAATTTAGCGGAAAAATATATTTATCAAGTCGTTACGGATGAAATTGTAACGGGGAAAACGATAAAACAGGCGGTTAACCGTCATTTAGATGATTTGAAGCACGCAAAAGAGCGTGGTTTGTACTTTGACAAAAAAACGGCGGAAATATCGTTGAATGCTATCCGATTAATTCCGCATACGTCGGGCAAGTGTGCAGGGCAACCATTTCAACTTCAACCTTGGCAAGCATTTATTTTATGGTGCGTGTACGGTTGGAAGGATGCCGAAACAGGGAATAGACGCTTTAGAAAGGTGTATATAAAAGTGGCACGCAAAAACGGGAAAACGGAATTTTTGGCGGCTATTGCTTGTCTGGACATGCTGTTGTTTGGGATCGAAGGTGGTGAGCTGTATTGGGCAGCTACTAAAAGAGATCAGGCAAAGATTGGATGGTCAAGACAAGCGGAAATGATACGAAAGTTAAAAACTCAAGATAAGTTTATTAATAAAATGTTTGTGGTCAGACAAAAACGAATTGTTAATAAACAAAATAGAATGTTTGCGGACACATTGGGGCGTGACAGTAACACGGAAGATGGACACTTAGTATATCGGGGTTTAGTGGATGAAATGCACGCTCACAAAAATAGCGATATTGTAAACATTTTAGAAAGTGGAATGGGTGCTTTTGATGAGCCGCTTTTGTGGATTATTACCACAGCGGGGTCAAACAATGCTTCATTTTGTAAGGATTTTGAAGATACTTGCAAAGATGTGTTGAAAGGCGAAAAAGAGAATGAAGGCTTATTCATTATGATTTTCGACTTAGACGAAGGGGACGATTGGGAAGATCACACGGTATGGGCGAAAGCTAATCCAGGTTATGGAATATCACCTACTAAGGGCTTTATGTTTCAGGAATACCAAAACGCCAAGATGGAAGGAGCATCTAAACGTATTAGCTTCTTAACTAAAAATTTAAACATTTGGACGGCTTCGGGTTCAACTTGGATACCGCCTGAAGTATGGTCGATGTCGGGTAAACAATTTGGTTTGTTGCCTGAAGAATTGAAAGGAAAAACCGCTTTTGGTGGTATGGACTTGGCATATTCAGAAGATTTGACGGCATTTGTTTTAATGTTTCCATTGGATGATCATTTTGCTATTCTGCCCTACTTCTGGATACCAAAGGACAAAGCGATAGAGCGCACCAAAAAAGATGGTGTGAAATATTTGAAATGGATTGAGCAGGGATTTATTCGAACAACAGAAGGCGATGTGACGGATTATGATGTGATTAGACAAGACATTTTGGAAATCTGCCAAAATTATGATGTTAAAGCCATCAATTATGACCCGTGGAATGCAATGCACATTGTCAACCAATTGAGAGAAGCGGAAGCACCAATGCATCCATTTGCACAAACGGCGAAAAATTATCATGGCCCTATGTTCGAGTTTGAACTTAGGGTAAAGGATAAAAAGATTATTCACTTTGATAATCCCGTTTTAGCGTGGCAGATGCAAAATGTAGAATTGTTTTTTGATAGTTCGGGTAATATGAAGGTGAATAAAAAAACGAGTAAGGAAAAAATAGACGGTGTGGTGTCGATGGCAATGTGTTTCGGTGCTTGGCTATCGATGAAAAAAGAGAAAAAGAGTGTTTACAGCGAAAGAGGCATACGAACGCTTTAAAAACATATAATGGCAATAATAGACAATATCTTAAAACCATTTGGTTTGCAGCGTACTAAGGCAAATCTTCCGCAAAAGGTGGAACAAAGAAGCAGTTCTTTGAAAAATCCGCTGTCGTGGTTGTTGTCGGGGTCGTTGGGTGCTATTAATGATATTAATGTAAACCGCCAAACTGCTTTAAGCATTAGCGCAGTTTATAGAGCGGTGAATTTGATTTCGGGTATCATTGCCTCATTGCCATTCGAAGTGTACGCAGGAAGGGAAAAACTAAGTAATAGTCAAGTTGATAAACTGATTAATAAAAAGCCCAACGGCTGGCAGAATGGATACAGCTTCAAAAAGTTGATAGCTGTTCATTTATTGATTGACGGTAACGCTTATGTATTGAACCAAAACGGAATGTTGACGGTGTTGGATTACCGACAAGTTACGCCGTATTTGGTAAACGGTGAAAAGTTCTATCAAGTCAATGGAATAAGCGGGGTTTTGACTAATGATGAGGTTCTTCATTTTTACGGGTTGTCATTTGGTCCAGATACGTTACAAGCTGGAAACAGTTATGACATGAACCTTAAAGGAATGTCACCAATTAGCACCGCTTATGGTGTGTTTTCTGGTGGTATTGCGGAAGGTGAATTTAGTAATCAGTTTTTTAGTAATGGCGTTAATCCGTCGGGTGTGGTGGAACATCCCGACACGTTGAAAGATGATCAATACGAACGTTTAAAAGGGTCTTTTGCAAAAAGTTACGGCGGTGTGGCGAATACGGGTAAAGTACCAGTATTGGAAGAAGGTGCAAAGTTTAAGCCTATTACTATCAACCCAAAAGACGCTATGTTGATTGAGAAGAAAAAATTGACGGTGGATGATATTGCCCGTATTTACGACGTACCACCACCGCTGTTGTATAACCTTGAGAATACGAAATATTCTAACTTGGAAGGTTTATCAACGGAATTCGTGCGATATGGCATTAAACCAAAAGTGGAATTATTGGAAGCGAAATTTACTTCCAAATTATTGCCTGATAATCAAGAAGTGAAAGCGGATTTTGAAACCTTATTGCGTGGGGATAGTGTGGCAAGGGCGCAGTATTACAAAGATATGTTCTTTACGGGTGCAATGTCGCCCAATGAAATCATTGAACGTGAAGGTGGTCAACCATACGCAGGCGGTGAACAACATTTTATACAATCTAATATGATGGTGGTAAAACCTAATATGCCGTCACCGTTTGGGGAAGAAAATAATAGTAGTGATGAATAATAGTCAAAATGTAGAAAAGCGCAGTTATTCGGGTTTAGAAATCCGTATGCACGATGAAGACAATCGAGAGATTGAAGGCTACGGGATTGTGTTTAATAAGCGTTTTGAAATATGGGACGGCTACTATGAAGAAATTGCACCAGAGGCAGGCGATTATTTTCAAAACAGTGATATAGATGTGATTTCCGCATTCAATCACAACTTTGATAAAGTGTTGGGGCGGTCTTCAGCTGGTACGATGCGTTTTGAAGTGGATGAAACGGGCGTGAAATATATCGTACAAGTAGCACCGACCACCGCAGGAAATGACCTATTAGAAAGCGTGAAACGTGGTGACATTAAGGGCAGTAGTTTTGTATTTACGGCTAAGAAGGTGCAATGGGAAGACAGCGAGGAAGAAACCATTAGAAGAATACAAGAATTTGGAATGGTCATCGAAATGGGTCCCGTCGTTTTTCCTGCTTATAAGGATACGACGGTTGCAAAACGCAGCCTTGAAAATTACCAACTCGAAAAACAACAATCTGAGGAAGAAAGCATGGATCAAACCATTGCTTTACAACATATTCACCGTCAACGACGTGGGTCGTACAGGCGTTTATTTTTATAACATTTAACTATTATTAGAATGAATAATATTGAAAGATTGCAGAAGCGTCAAAGCGATATTAGCACGCAGTTAGATGCGATGTTAAACACGGCGTTGAAGGAAGAGCGAGACTTTACCGATGCGGAAAAGGAAACGGAAAAAACTTTGCTGGCAGAATTCGAAACGAATAAGGCGATGTTGAAGCGCAAAGAAGAAAGTCGCACCCGTGCAACGGCTGTGATTAAGGAAATCAACCGTAAAGGGGAAGAAGGGGAGAAAAAGCAAATTCAGAAACGCTATTCGATTACAAAAGCGATTGCAAGTCAATTGCCTAATCAAAGGCGTTTAGAGGGTTTGGAATTGGAGATGCACGAAGAAGCCGAAAAGGAAAGCCGTGGTTTTGGTAAAAACGTTTCAGGTGTGGGTGTTCCTTCTATGCTTTTTAAGCCAATGGAAAAACGTGATTTGACCGTGGGGACAAATACACAAATTGGATACACCGTTGCAACGGATGTGGGTCAAATGATCCCGTATTTACAACCACGATTAATGGCGGTTGAATTAGGTGCTACAATGCTTACGGGATTGACTTCTAATGTTGACTTCCCACGAAATGACGCTATTGCTACAGCAACTTGGGAAGGGGAAACCGATGCTAACGCAGAAACTAACCCAACGGTTGACCGCATTCAATTAACACCGAATCGATTGGGTGCATTTATCGATTATTCAAAACAATTATTGTTACAATCTACTATTTCTGTAGATGCTTTTGTAACCCGACAATTGAGCCGTTCTATTGCGATTGCATTAGACACAGCGGCTTTGAATGGTAGCGGTGCAAGCAATCAACCTACTGGCATTTTGAATACTACAGGAATTGGAAATGTGCCAATTGGAACGAATGGTGGTGCACCAACTAGAAACCATATCGTTGATTTAATCAATGAATTGGCGGTTGATAATGCGGATATGGGTGCATTGAGTTTTTTAACTACTCCAGGTGTTAGAGCGAAGTTGCAAAAAACGGCGACGGATGCTGGTTCGGGTTTGTTTGTTTGGGGTGAACGTGCGAACGCCTTAATGGGTTATCGTGCGGAAGTTTCGACACAAGTTCCTAGCAACTTGACTAAAGGAAGTGGAACGGATTTACACGCTATCATTTTTGGTAACTGGAATGAATTAATGATTGCGCAATGGGGCGGTTTAGACCTTTTGGTTGACCCTTATACTCAAGGCACAAATTCATTGATCCGTGTGGTTGCGAACTCATGGTGGGATGTTGCTTTGGCACATGCGGCAAGTTTTGCAGCGGTAAAGGATGCAGATGTATCATAGTAGTACTTTATTTTCCTCATTAAAATTTGGTCAATCCTTGACTAGTTAAGCATTGACCAAATTTTAAATTGATTTCAAATGGATGTTCCAACGGGTTATACAAAGGTGAAATGGCTTAAATCACATCATAAATATGCTTATGTGGCTGGTAGCACTGGGATAGTGAAAACGAACGAATTAAGCAATTTAAAAGACTTTGTGGAAGTGGTGGAAGAAGCGAAGTCGAAACCAAAAGCCACGAAGCCGAAAACGACCCGAAAACGTAAATAAATGCCAAAACCACCCGTAAATATCACCGTAATCAAAAAATCTTCGATGGTACAAGTCAAGATTTTAAAAAAGTTACCTCACCATATTTATAAGGTGGGTGCGGTGGTGGGTTTGCAGCCTGCGGAAGTGGAGTATTGGATTGAAAATGGATTTGTAGAACGAACAAAACAGGAATAACGAATGGCGTGGAAGGTGGACACTGAACCAGCAACCGAACCCGTAGCACTTGCAGAAGTGAAAGCGGATTTGAAAATGGATGACATTACGGACGATGATACAACTCTAACAGAATTGATTAAAGTTGCCCGTGTGGATGGTGAACAGTACACCCAACGCAAATTCATTGATACAACCATCAATGAGTATTATTCTAGCTTTGGCGATTGTTTGGAATTGTCATTGTCACCCGTAAGTTCGATTACTGAAATCTATTATGTCAATGCTGATGGAATAAATACGGAATTGACTTCGGCTAACTATCAAACGGATTTGATCAGTGAGCCATCGAAGATATTTCCGAAGGTAGGCGGTAGTTTTCCAGATGTTCAAAGCGGTGCGATTAATCCAATCCGTGTAAAATATGTGGTGGGTTATGGTGCGGCGGCTTCGGATGTTCCAGATCCTATCAAGAAGTCTATTCGGATGATTGTAGGCGATTTGTATAAAAATCCTGAAGATCGAGTGAATAAGGAAAAGATGTTGAGTAGGACGCAATTGCAGCAATATAGGATTAAGAAATATTAGTGATTAGTGGCTAGTTAATTAGTGATTAGTAGATGGGTAAGAAGCAAAATATTGGTGAGTTAAATCAAAAGATTACCATTCGGCAATTGTCGGGAAGTAAGGATGATAATACGGGCTTTACTCCAATAGATGAGTATTCCGATTTGCACGCTAATATTTGGGCGAGATTGGAAGATAAAAATAGCGGTAGTGGTGAAAGTTTGGAAGGTGGTATTCAGGTAGTTGGAAAGCAAAGAAGCGAATTTATTATTCGCTATCGGTCGGGGTTGGATACTACAATGAGAGTGGTTTTTTTATCTGAAAACTATGATATTAAAGAGATTAAGCGGGAAGGATTGAGGAATAAGGAGTTTTTGAGATTAGTTACTCAATATAGTGATAATCAGTAAATGGGAAGATTAACCGAAGCGTTTTATCGCAAAGGCGGACGGAAAACGGTGTGGGGCGGTCGGCAAATGTCGCAAAATATCGATAGAGATATTAAAGTGACTATGAAGAAGCTCAACAAGGTTAAAAACCTGTTGACAGATGAACAATACAAAGAAATATTAGCAAAAGGAGCGGACATTGCTCAAGAAGCAATCATTCAAGAAGCTCCAATAGGTAAGGCAAAATACCACACTATAAAAGATGGCGGTGGTAAAACGAAACGGGTTAAAGCTGGAAACCTTCGAAGAAGTATCCAAGTGTTCACGTTTCGGAATTCAAATGCGGTGTTTGCGGGACCAATTACAAGTAAGCGAAGTAAGGTCAAAAAAGTAGGTAGTCGGAAGCTATCGAGACGCAAGCGGGCATTTTATTGGAAGTTCGTGTATTATGGAGCTTATAATAAAGCACCGAACAGATTTACGGACAGGGCGAAAGCGAAAAGCGAAGGACAAATACGGGCGGTGTTGATTTCACAAACTAAACGATACCTTCCAAAACGTCTTAGAAAATTGATGGATTAGATGCGAGTAGATATTGGAATATATAAACTATTGAGCGGTAATACAGATGTTACAGACATTGTATCTACCAATATATTCCCGACGGTCGTTCCGCAAACCATCAAAGCGGATTGTATTAGCTACATCATAAATGACTTGCAGGGCGCAGATAGCAAAGATGTGTATAACGGATATGCGTTTTGTAATACGCAAATCAACTGTTTTCATTCTAATCCTGGTACTTTGGCGGATTTGACGCTAAAAGTACGCAGCGCATTGGAACGACAATCGGGGACTTTTGGAACGGGAACGACCGTGAAGATTGATAATATATTCTTTGGTAGCATTGAAGATTTGGGTTTTGATGACGACTTTAAGAAGTTTCATAAGGCGGTGATTTTTACGGTGTGGGCGAGGAGTAATTAAGTCTTCAATCAAGTTGGAGATGAGGTAAAATAACTATTGTAGAATTTTTAAAAAATATAGCTTATGGCAGGCGAAAAAAATGGAACTGATATTGGTATTTACATTGGTTCGGATTTGGTAATGGCGGGTCAATCCTTGTCATGGTCTAACTCACGAAACGCCATTGAAACCAGTAATAAAGACGAAGGTACAAATAGTACTTTTATTAAAGGTCGTAAATCGGGTACATTGTCAGCGAGTGGATTGTATATCGATGCTACAGTGACGGGATACTCCTATGATGATATATATGACGAATACGCTTCGGATAGTAGCACGCTACCTACGTTCAAGTGGCAAGAAACTACACCAACCACAGGACACAAATATTATTCGGCTTCTGGTATTATTACCAGCTTGGAAGCGGACTATCCAGACGATGACGCTACCACGTATAGTATGGAAGTGCAATTGAGTGGTGCAATTACACAGACAGCGAACGCATAAGAAATTATTATCTAATCAGCTAATGGTTAATTGAGTTTTTATGTTTAGAATTTAAGGCGTTGTTCGTCTTGGCAGCGCCTTTTTATTTTTTTTAAAAAAACAGAACGAAATGGAAGAAGTTAAAAGTCGTGGAATTAAGCAAGAAATAAAGAAGTTTTTTTGGGTGGTAATGCTACGATTGTTTAATCGAGCGGTGAAAAACATTAAAGATCCTGAGCTTCAAAGTGATTTGCAATTGATGATTGGTAAACCCATCACCGATTTTCAAAAGGTGTTGACGGATAACAATCCAAATGATCTAGATCAAATCAAAGAAGTGTGGCAAAAGCACAAGCAGGAAACTTTTTATAACTCTATCGAAGCACTAGAAAGCGGTGTGCGACTAGTTGTAAAAGATGAAGCTATCCAAGAAACAATAATAGACTTATTAGATGCTTATCAAGAAGAAATAAAGCCTGAAGAAGATATTATGACGGTTAATTTTTCATAATTATAACTAAACGTCTAACGTTTGGCATTTTAAAACAGAACGACGGAATGGGATTTGGTACTTATGATACTATCAATGTAGGTGGTGACAAATATCCGATTGCTTTTAATATGCGGGTATTGATGCAGTTTCAAAATGAAACGGGCAATGAAATTAATCCTGAAGAACTGATGGAAGATTTGGACAGATTAGAACGGTTTGTCTATTTGGGGTTTGAGGAAGGTCACCGATTGGCGGGGCAAGATATGGCGATAGCTGAAGGAAGCGCCATTAGTGTAGATGCCAATACATTTACCAAAATTATCAATTTGATTTCTTCTTCACTGAATGGTCCGCCTACTACAAAAGATACAAAAACCACTACTGAAAAAAAGTAACGAACGACGGGAAACACAATACAACTATCACCATACCTTCAATTCCCGTTCTGTTTGGGGTCGTGGTCGGTGGCGGCTTGATGTCACCGCCCGACTTCTACAGGTGCGCACTTTGGGAAGTGTTGCAAGCTATCAACTATCACAACCAACTGGAAACACAACGGGCGCAAGAATTATTTAATGCCATCCGCTTACAATCCTTCTGGCAATTGCAACCGCATGTCAAAAAGAATACTTTCAGGCGGGTGACGGATTTGGTGCGTTTTCCGTGGGATAAAAAAGAGGTGGCGAAGCTGAAAAGTGAGGAGGTAAAGCTGAAAAGTGAGGAAGTGAAGTCGTTGTTTAAGCGGATACAGGATCGGGATAAGGAGAGAATTAATAATTAATAATTAATAATGGAACGGGTTAATAAGTTGAAGTTTAGGTGGTCGGACTGGTGGATTGTGCTATTTGGCGGCAAAGCTTCTTTGAAAAATATTCATTATCATAATATTGAATTGTTTAAAGTCTTGATGGATGCCTATTGTAAAGGGCGTAAATCAAAGATGGAAAATGAACACTTGAAACAATGGCTTCATGGTATTGCGATTGGTTATATCTGTGCTTTGATAGATAGTGGCAAAATTAATCAAATCAATATGCCGTATATTAAACGTAAGTATGCGGAAAACATTGATTTACTGATGAGTGGAAAACATGATCGTATTTTAAATGATCCTGAAGAAGTTAGTCAGGTGTTAAAAGTGATTAATTAATTATCAATTCCTTAATACTCACCCGATATTCATTAACAATCTATCAATAAAACAGCTATAATATTATCAATTGTGTAAATAAATCACAAAGTGTGACTATATGTTGACTTTGTGATTTATTTTTTTGAATATTTGTAGTGACACATAAGATAATCAACGGGATTAGCGAAATTTCCGTAGAAATCAAGTTTTAAGATTATAATATTTTATAGAGGAATTCCTCTATAATTAAAATTGGTGGTGGTATTTATTTCAATCTTTCCTTACTCGCTAAGGTTCGTTGTTGTCTTAATGTGTCAGCCATCACCTTGTTTTTTAATTGACACATTAAAAAAAGACAACAATGAAAAAGAAAAAGAATTTTAACACATCGAATGGCGGTACATCTTCCGCAGGATCTACCGTTGACATTAAATCGGAATTGCTTACTTTTATTACAGAAGCCGAAATTGAAAGTATTAAATCTGATTTGGGTTTGTTGTATGCTATGAAGTGCGAATTCGAGGGCGAACAGCCCGATTATAAGCGTTTTAGAGATCAGGTGTTTTTTTTGGAAGTGGTTAGGAGTTTGGTGTTTTAATTTAATTTTTAAATGTATAAAATTGGGAATATGAAAAAGGATAAAATAGTTGTAAGTAGATATAAAATAATATTCTACAAAGAGGATCTAGCTAAAGG